TTCCTGGTGAATATGAAGTTACTATCTCTGGTCGTGGAATTTCCCATTTCGTCGGCAAGGATAATGAGGTAGAATATTTTATTGCTGTTGAGTCTAACTCTCAGTTCTGATGAGGGAGGGGTTAATCCCCTCCTTTCTTTTCTATATTATGATGGGAGAATGTGATGATACATATGACATTATTTGGTCCCGCTGAGAAAAAACAAGTTTGTAATACTTGTGGAGTTGAAAAACCAGTAGAGAAATTTTACACGGAATCTTCATCAAAGTCTAAACATAACGAACAGGTTAGAAAACAATGTAAAGAATGTTGGAGCCATTTTCAAGGAAAATCCAAATTTAATTACAATAGAAATTCTGTTTCGTTATTGGAGGTCTTTAAATGAATGAAGAATATCTGTGGGTTGAAAAGTATCGACCGAAAACTATTGAAGAAACTATCCTCCCTTGTGACTTGAAAGAAACTTTTCAAAAGTTTGTCGATCAAAAGAATATCCCAAATCTAATCTTATCAGGATCAGCTGGCGTAGGAAAGACGACCGTAGCCAGAGCAATGCTTGAACAACTTGGTTGTGATTATATCGTCATTAATGGATCTATGAATGGTAACATCGACACACTCAGAAATGAAATTCTTAACTTCGCCTCATCTGTTTCATTATCGGGTGGAAGGAAATATGTCATCCTTGATGAAGCGGATTATCTTAATGCCAATTCTACTCAACCCGCTCTTCGTAACTTCATGGAAGAGTTCTCCAGAAACTGTGGGTTCATTCTAACTTGTAATTTCAAGAACCGTATTATTGAACCGTTGCATTCAAGATGTTCGGTTATTGATTTTAAGATCAGTAAGAAAGCAATAGCAAAACTTGCCACACAGTTCTTCAAGAGAGTAACAACAATCCTGGAGTCTGAGAGGGTTGAGTTTGATCAGAAGGTTGTTGCAGAAGTAATCAATAAGTATTTCCCAGATTGGCGAAGAGTCCTTAACGAGCTTCAACGTTATTCAGCCACAGGTCGTATTGATTCTGGTATCCTTGCTAATATGACAGAGACGTCAATCAAGGATCTTATTCGTCTTATGAAAGAAAAGAACCTTACTGAGATTCGTAAGTGGGTTAAGAACAATATGGATACAGATGTCAACTATCTGTATAATCAGTTCTATGATGTATCGGCAGAAGTTATGGATACATTAAACTGTGCTCAGCTGGTTCTTCATCTGGCAAAATATCAATATCA